AGCTGAAAGAGGCACGAAAAGGAAAGCAAATAGATCCAGCGGAATTGGATAAACTACAAAATAAAATTGATGAGTTAGAAAACAATCTAACGGCATCACAAAAAACAATCAAAGATCAGCAAAAAGCGTTTGAGCAAACTAAAGCCGCCTTAGATTCAGAAAGTGGTTTTACATCTAAATTGCTTTTAGATAATGGTTTGACAGACGCATTAGTTAAGGCTGGTGTTGCCACACCATTTTTACCTGCGGTAAAAGCTATGTTATCATCACAGGCGAAAATCGCTATTGATGGCGACACACGCAAGGCAGTTATAGGCGACAAAGATTTAAGCGCGTTCGTAACTGAATGGGCGACCAGTGATGACGGCAAACATTATATTGCAGCACCACAGAATAATGGTGGTGGGGCAAGTGGTGGAAGTGGTAGCACTGGACAACAAGTTGTAAACCGTTCAACGTTTGACAATATGTCACACCCAGAGCGGGCAAGTTTTGCAAAAAGTGGCGGCAAAGTTACAGATTAATTTTTATCCTGTCTCGATTGCCGTCTAATATTTATTTTTATTTTAGAAGGCAATCAAGATGGCAAACGTTCTCAGCAATTTAGCAGCAGACATTTACAAAGCGGCAGATGTAGTAGGTCGTGAATTAGTTGGTTTTATCCCTTCATCTACCATCAATGGTGATGCAACAATCCGCGCTGCAAAAGGCGACACAATCCGTGCAGCATTCACTCGCACACCAAGCGTTAACACTTCATTCGCGCCTTCAATGACAATCCCTGAAGGCACAGATCAAACCGTTGACAACAAAACAATGACGCTTGATTCTTATGCGTCTGTTCAGATTCCGTGGACTGGTGAAGACATCAAGCACGTCAACAATGGTGCTGGATATGAAACCATTTATGGCGATCAAATTGCCCAAGCAATCCGCGCATTGTGCAACAAAATTGAACAAGATTTATTCTCAGCGGCTTACAAAGGCGCATCACGCGCTGTTGGTTCAGCTGGCACTACACCATTCGCGTCTAACTTCGACACTATTGCGCAAGTGCGTCAAATCTTAGTTGATAACGGCTGTCCTACTGATAATCAAATCAGTTTAGTAATGAACACAGCAGCAGGCGTAAAATTGCGTAACTTGGCGCAATTGCAACAAGTTAACACAGCAGGCAATGAGGCATTATTGCGTCAAGGCACATTGCTTGATTTGCAAGGCATCATGGTTAAAGAATCTGCTGGTATTACTACGCACACAAAAGGCGGTGGTACTTCTTATGTTACTTCTGGCTCAACTGCTGTTGGTGTTACTGACATTGCACTTGTAACAGGTAGCGGCACAGTATTAGCGGGTGACGTTGTAACATTTGCAGCGGATACCGTTAACAAATATGTTGTTGGCACTGGCGTTGCGGCTGCTGGTACTATTTCATTAAACGCTCCAGGCGCACAAAAAGTCATTGCTACAGCTAACGCTTTAACAGTTGGCGATTCTTACACACCAAGTGTTGCTTTCCACAAATCAGCAGTTGAGTTAGGTATGCGCCCACCTGCAATGCCTAATGGTGGCGATTCTGCTGTTGACGTGATGACAGTACAAGACCCAACAAGCGGTTTAGTATTTGAAATTGCAGTTTATAAAGGTTACATGAAAACTATGCTTGAAGTACGTTGTTTGTATGGCGTAAAAGTATGGAAACCAAACCACGTTGCTACGTTGCTAGGTTAATTTTTTCAGGGGGTTCGCGTTCGTTCCTGTTCGCGTTCCCCCGCCTTTATTTATGGCGGACTTATGAAGCATTACGTTTGCAAAATAGCAACAAAACCAACCACCGTAACAGCGGGGACGGTTTATCAGGCGTTTGTTAATACTGATGACACATCACTGCGTATCACTAAAATGCACATTCAACTTGATAGCGCAGACGCGGGCGGACATGGTAATTCAGTTTATGCGTTTGCTCGCATTAAAGGCACACCAACAAGCGGCACAACGTTAACCGTAACAAAGTACGACAATCAAAACGAGCCTAGCAAAATGTTATGCTTACGCAATCAAGCGGGTTTAGATATGACAGGCGTGACGCAAGAGCCTTATTTTTTGGAACGCTCAGTTATTTCTAAATTTACTGGAAATGCGTCAACTATTGAGTTTGACAATAATGGTGAAGGTTTTATATTGGCAAAAAATGAAGGTTTAATTATTTTTGCTGATAACGCAGTTGTTTCTGGCAGTGGAATTTACGGCATGATTGAATGGATGGAGGATTAAAATGGCGTTAATCGTTGAAGACGGTACTGGACTTGCAAACGCTGAAAGCTATGTATCAGTTGCAGACGCAACAACCTACCACGCAAACATTGGCAATACGGCATGGGCGGCAATTACAAGTGATGCAACAAAAGAACAATTATTGCGCAAAGCCACAGACTATATGGTGGCTCAATATCGTTTGCAATATGCGGGTTATCGCAGATATTCAACCCAGTCGCTTGATTGGCCGCGATTATACGTTCCATTAATTGATTCATTATCGGCAAATGTTTTTCCGCAATATGTGGATTTTGACATTGTGCCAACTACTGTAAAAAATGCGTGTGCTGAATTAGCCTTAAAATCTTACACAGCAATTTTAATGCAGGATTTAACGCAAGGCGTTATTCGTGAAAAAGTAGATGTTATTGAGGTGGAATATGACAAATATTCACCACAACAAACCCGCTATGCTCAAATTGACGCCATGTTATCCGTGTTTTTTAAACAACAGGGTAATGATATGTCGAGATCATTGGTGAGAACATGACACTTGATGCTCGCGCTCGCTCCACAGCAGATAAATTGCTTGATAAGTTTGGCAAATCAATTACGCTAACGTCTATTGTTGAAGGTACTTATGACCCAACAACAGGGGAGTTATCGGGCGGAACAACAACATCCACTAATCATACTGCTGTTATCAAAGACTATAACGGAATTGATTTTATTAGCGGTGTAGTGCAAGCGGGCGACAGAAAGGTAATGATTGCGGCATTAGGCGCACCAACGCCACAACCAGCAGATAAAGTAACCGTCGATAGTGAAGTTTATCAAGTGGTGGCAGTTCGTCATATATGGTCGGGTGAATTGCCCGCGCTTTATGAAATGCAGGTGAGAAAATGACAGGTTCAATGTCGCAAATTGTGGCGCGTGTTAATGGTCGCATTGACGACAAAATACGCGCGGCAACAAGTGAAGTGTTTAAGAATATTATTATGATGACACCAGTTGGAAATCCTAGTCAATGGAAAAATCCAGCATCAGCACCAGCAGGTTACGTTGGTGGACGCGCTCGCGGAAACTGGCAATGCACAATTGGTTCACCTTTCACTGGAGAAGATGACACAGGTGATGTTTTAAAAATGCAAAACGTATTGCCAAGACGCGCAGGAAGTGTTGTTTATCTGACAAACAACGTGCCATATATTGGAGCATTAGAATATGATTTTCATAGTAGGCAAGCACCGGCAGGTATGGTGCGTGTATCTGTTGCATTATTTGAAGGAGCATTAAATGGCACTAGTTGAGATCCGTACCGCATTAGAAACAAAACTCAATGCGCTAACGCCTACGATTGCGACAGCATGGGAAAACGTACCGTTTACGCCCGTCGTTGGTACAGCATATCAGCAAGTTAATTTAATGATTGCAGATACATTAAACCCAACATTAGGAGGCAATCATTATCGCGTAAAAGGATTTATGCAGGTGCTATTGTGTTATCCGGCTAACGTAGGCGCAAAAACAGCAGCAACCCGCGTTGATTTACTGGTTAATCATTTTAAACGCGGTACAAGTTTAACAAACGGCAGTGTAACTGTTATTATTGACAAGACACCATCAATTGCACCGGCATTGATTGACGGGGTGCTTTATAAAATTCCGGTATCAATTTACTTTTCAGCAGATATTTATCCATAAGAGGTTACAAAATGACAATTGCACAAGGCGTTAAAAAAGTCGTATCGTACAAAAAACAAACAGGCTTAGGCGTAGCAGCTTCAGGCGGTGGCGGTCAAGAATTAAGACGTGTCACAAGCACAATCAACTTGACTAAAGAAACATTCCAGTCAAACGAAATTCGCCCAGATCAACAAGTTGCTGATTTCCGTCATGGTTCAAGACAATCAACGGGTACATTAAGCGGTGAATTATCAGCGGGAACATATAAAGACTTTTTGCAATCGGTATTGCGTAAAGACTTTGTTGCGATTTCATCATTAACCGCAGCGGCTGTGACTATTGTTGCATCAACTGGCGTGATTACATTCCAAACAGGCAACCCATTAACGGCTGGCATTAAAATCGGCAATGTTGTTCGTATTACGGTGGGCAGCGTTAACGCAGCTAACTTAAATAAAAATTTGTTAGTAACTGCTGTAACAGCAACCACATTAACAGTTAAAACGTTAAACGGTAGCGCATTGGCTGATAATGCAACCTCAGTTACTGGTGTAACTGTTGCTATTCCTGGAAAATATACTTATGTGCCAGAAACTTCACAGACACAAGATTATTACACGGTTGAGCATTGGTTTTCAGACGTTGCGCAGTCAGAGGTTTATACTGACATTATGCAAACCAACGCACAGGTTAAAATCCCTGCTAATGGCATGGCGACCATTGATTTTCCATTGGTCGGCTTAAACGTTACCACTGGCACATCACAAGTTTTAACTTCACCAACTGCGATCACAACAGGTGGCGTAACTGCTGGCGTGAATGGTTTGTTGCTTGTTGCAGGCACACCCGTTGCCATTGTTACGTCAATTGACTTTGACATCAACGGCAATATTGCAGTGGCAGACGCGGTAGTTGGTTCATTAACACGCCCAGACGTATTTCAAGGCATCGTAGGCGCAACAGGTACATTTAGTGCTTACTTTACAGATGCAACATTCCGCGATTATTTTATCAATGAAACCGAAGTGTCTATCATTGTGGCATTAACAACAGATAGCACTGCAACGGCTGATTTTGTATCGTTTACCATGTCGCGCGTTAAAATTGGCGGTGCTGATGTAACCGATGGCGCGTCTGGTTTAACTCGCACATTCCCATTTACTGCGCTTAAAAATACAGCGGGTGGTAGTGCGGTGGCTAATTTAGCGACAACAATTATGGTTCAAGATTCACTCGCTTAAAAATAGTGCTACAATTACCCACGCTTGCAATCATGCGGGCGTGGGTATTTTTTTATAAATCAACAGGAACATACGAACATGAGCAAAAAAACAGGTTTATCATTTGATGATTTAGATTTAGTTAGCGCGTCAGAAAACGCTTATGAGTTTGAATATTTAAGAGCTGACGGTGGCGA